CAGACATGATCGCAACGCTTGAAATGATCGGCTGGACCCGGCAAGGCATTTCTAAATATCTCGGTGTTGGCAAACCGGCAATTAGCCGGATGGCTACTGATCAATGCGCCAATCCGCGCTACAAAACAATGGACGCGCTGCGTGAACTGATCGCGTTACCAACGCCAATTAACAGAGCAAGGGGTGAGCAATGAAACGCGAACTGTATGATTTCGCTACACCACCAGACACCCCCAAGGAAGCTGTGACAACGATGTATTACTTCCCACATCAAACGTCTAGTAGCATGGGACTACCCTCTCGTGCTCCGGCATACAACGATCCCCCATGTATGGCAGCACACTACGACACCTATGGGAGGTTATTGTTTACACGTTTTATATTTAAAGACGGTACGTGGAGGGATGAATGAGTGCAACGATGAGTATTCACAAATTACGAGTGCAAGCCAAGAAAGATAGAGGGCAAGCGTGTCTTGAATACATGCAAACACGAACCTCACCCGTGACCCTTAAGGAACTAGCAGGGAAACTCGGAGTGACAACCAAGTCAGTCTCGAACTCACTGATGCCGTTACTAGAACAAGGAGTGATCGAAAGAGAGCTGATGCTGCGTCAGTCTTCAATCTGCAAGAGGCTAGGATGGGCTTACGGCTACTACGCTACCGAAAAGAAAGACAAGGTAAAGAAGGCTAAACCTTACAAACTTCAGTTCCACAACCCCTTCAATATAGGTGTACAGCAATGACTGAAAAAAGAAAACGGGGGCCAAATAAAAACCCAACCTTGATACATACCAACATACGTTACCCAAGAGAAGTTATCGAGTACTTCACTCACAACGGAGATGGATCTTCATGCAATATACGTATGCGTAATGCACTAATCGAATACGTAAAGGAAAGAACTCATGGAAACCAAGGAATACAAAGTCAAGAAGAAAGTAACGGAATTACTGAAACAGTATGAAATTTATTACTTTTTCCCTGCTACTCATGGTTATGGCCGTTCAGGTGTACCTGACATCGTTTGTTGTATACGAGGCTACTTTCTTGCTATCGAATGTAAAGCCGGTACGAATAAACCAACCGCACTTCAGTATCGGGAAATAGAACGAATTCAACAAGCGAAGGGTATAGCCTTTGTCATCAACGAAAACAACATCGAAGAACTGCACACAACCATCAAAGAGATACTGCGTACATGAGCATACTAACCATAGACTTTGAAACTTATTACGACCGCGAGTTCTCTTTATCTAAGATGACAACCGAGGAGTACATACGCAGCCCTAACTTTGAAGTGATTGGAGTAGCAGTAAAAGTAAATGGCGAGGACACCGAATGGTTTACAGGTACGTATGAACAAACAAAAAAGTTTCTACAGAAATTTGAGTGGCGTGAATCTCTTGCGATTGCTCACAATGCTATGTTTGATGCCGCTATTCTTACTTGGCATTTTGGCATTAAGCCTCGTGGATGGATTGATACGCTCAGCATGGCGAGGGCGATACACGGTACAGAAGTGGGGGGTAGCTTGGCGACGTTGGCGAAGCACTACCAACTCGGCATCAAAGGCACGGAAGTCCTCAACGCGCTAGGTAAGCGCAGACTAGATTTCTCTCAGGAAGAGATCGACAGGTACGGTGAGTACTGCATCAATGACGTAGACCTGACGTACGATTTATCAAAGTGCTTAACTGAAGATTTCCCTCAGTTAGAGATGCGGCTGATCGACCTGACTATTAAGATGTACTCAGAGCCTGTGCTTGTGCTAGATAAAGTAGCACTAGAAGAACACCTTAGAAACGTACGTGCAAAGAAAGAAGAATTGCTAGCCAAGGTAGCAGTAGATAAAGCAACGCTGATGAGCAACCCTCAGTTTGCAGATACGCTCGCAAGTCTTGGTGTTACACCACCTACAAAGATAAGCCCAACGACCGGCAGAGAGACACTAGCTTTAGCTAAGAATGACGAAGAGTTTAAGGCGCTGGCTGAGCATCCCAACCCAGAAGTGCAAGCTCTTGTTGCTGCACGGCTTGGTACTAAGTCAACCCTAGAAGAGACGAGAACCGAGCGGTTTATAGCCATTGCAGACAGAGGGCGCATGCCCGTGCCCCTTAAGTATTACGCAGCACATACAGGCAGGTGGGGTGGCGCAGACAACCTTAACTTACAGAACCTACCAAGGAAGTCTCCGTTAAAGCATGCCATCCGTGCGCCCCAAGGGTACGTCATGATTGACTCAGACTCGTCGCAGATCGAAGCGCGAACGCTTGCGTGGCTAGCAGGACAGTGGGATTTGGTGCAAGCCTTTGAGCGGGGAGAGGATGTATATAAGATCATGGCATCTGCTATCTATGGCAAAGCACCAGGAGATGTCACTGCCGATGAACGCTTCGTAGGTAAGACAACCGTGCTTGGGTGTGGGTACGGCATGGGAGCTGTGAAGTTTGCTGCCCAATTAAAAACGTTCGGTGTAACTATTCCAGAAGCAGAAGCGCAGCGCATCATCACGGTATACAGGGAGACTTACCCTCGCATACCCATGCTGTGGAAGGATTGTCAGAAGGCACTTGTTGCCATCATGATGAACCAACTGTCTACGCTTCCTATAGAGAACGGCATACTAACTGTCGAAGGAGGTAACGGCATCAAACTACCCAACGGGCTGTACCTCAAATACCCTAACCTGCGGATACATGTCACCCCTGAAGGGAAGGAAGAGTTTGTGTATGACACAAAGAAAGGGAAAGCTGTCATACCCAACCGCATCTATGGTGGGAAAGTAACAGAGAATGTTTGCCAAGCTTTGGCTAGAATAATCATAGGCGAGCAGATGTTGCTAGTCGCTAGGCGGTATCGTGTGGTTATGACCGTGCATGATGCCATTGCTTGTGTAGCACCAAAGGAAGAAGCAGAGCTTGCTAAGGGATTCGTTGAGCAGTGCATGCGGATACGGCCTGACTGGTGTGAGAAGCTACCGTTAAATTGTGAAGCAGGGTATGGGGAAACTTATGGAAGTTGTTGATTTTGTTGATTATTCTGAGAACATGATAAAGACCGAAAAGGTACTTGCACAATTACATAATCTGTTGCTTAATAGGAAGTTTCAGGAAGCCGCAGAGCTTGGTCCGGTGTTAATTACAGAGGCTCGGTTGCTTGTTCACAGCATCAATATTGCACACCAAAACAATGAAGCCTATCAGTTGGTCTTACAGCAGCCTAAAAACGTTCCAGCAATGTCCACGTAAGTATTACCACCTTAAGATTAAGAAGGACGTACGGGACTCAGGTAGTGAAGCAACGCTATACGGCAAGGAAGTACACAAAGCAGCCGAGGACTACATCAGAGATGGTGTGGCACTACCTGAACAGTTTGAGTTTATTAAGGGGATGCTCGACTCCCTGAACCGGATTGAAGGTACGAAGCACTGCGAGTATGAGATGGGGTTGCGGCATGAGGAGGGAAGCATCACTCCTTGTGGGTTCAACGATAAAGGGTTTTGGTGGAGGGGTATCGCTGACTTGCTGATTGTTAATGAGGAGAAAGGAGTAGCTCACCTCGTTGACTACAAGACAGGCAAGAACGCTAAGTACGCAGACACACAGCAGTTAGATGTGTTAGCAGCAGCGACCTTCATTCACTTTCCAAAAATCCATACCATCAAGTCCGCGTTGTTATTCGTTGTCAGTAACGAGTTCATACAAAAGAAGCACACTGTTGATATGACTATGGACTACTTAGCACCCCAACAGCAACAGCTTGCAAGACTAGAGGCAGCAATTAAAAATGATACGTGGAATCCAGTGACTAGTGGGCTATGCCGGTTCTGTCCGGTGACTAGCTGTGAACACAACACCAAGGGGAACTAATCATGCCTTACGTTAATAAGCCCAGACCGTACAAAAAAGAATATCAACAGCAATTAGCAAGAGGAGAAAAAGACGAGCGCAGGGTGCGCGAGAGAGCGAGAGACTTGATTGATCGCAACGGCAAAGATGCCAACGGTAATGGCAAAGCCGACGTACGCGAAGGTAAAGACATCGACCACAAACGCCCCATCACTAAAGGTGGAGGTAACGGTAAGAAGAACCTCCGTATTACTTCAGCTAGTGCTAACCGATCATTCAGTCGCAACAGCAACCATACTGTAAAAAAGAACGATTAGCATGGAAGTGATTGACAACAAGGCGCTACTGGTCAAGACCAAATATCCTGACCGGATAACAGCAGCTATAGAGAAGAGCAAGGTAGTAGGACACGAGGATGGTGTATATGAGGTAGCAGTTAAGTGGGGGTTGAATGAAGCTCAACTGCTTAACCAATTTATCAAAGGCGTACCTTCCCCCATAGCGAAGAAGTACGATTGGCCTGGACAGTTCAAACCCTTTGACCATCAAAAGACTACGGCAGAGTTCTTAACATTAAACCGTAAAGCTTTCTGCTTTAACGAGCAGGGCACAGGCAAGACCGCATCTGTTATCTGGTCTGCTGATTATTTAATGAAGTTAGGTCTTGTACGAAGGGTGCTAGTGGTGTGCCCTCTATCCATCATGAAGTCCGCATGGCAAGAGGATCTGTTCAAGTTTGCAGTACACCGCACTTGCAACGTAGCCTACGGAACCCCCGCGCAAAGAATAAAAGTAGTTAACAGTTGCGCTGAGTTTGTTGTTACGAACTTTGAAGGTGTGGAGATTATTGAGGACGCCATAACTAATAACGGCAACTTTGATTTGATTGTTATTGACGAGGCGAATGCTTATAAAAATGTCAGCACCAGACGGTGGAAAGTCATGAAGCGCGTATCAGATCGTGCTAAGTGGTTATGGATGCTAACCGGCACACCAGCCGCGCAGTCTCCTGTTGATGCTTACGGATTAGCAAAGCTAGTCAACCCAGACAACACACCGAAATTTCTTGGATCTTTCCGCGATAAGGTCATGCAGAAGATCACGCAGTTTAAGTGGGTGCCAAGACCTAACGCAGAAAACATAGTGCATCAGGTGTTACAACCTGCTATTCGGTTTGAGAAAAAAGATTGTATCGATCTACCTGATGTTATGTATGTAGAACGTGAGGCACCCCTTACCCCCCAACAGCGTAAGTACTACAAGATACTTAAAGACCAAATGATGATCTCTGCGGACGGGGAAGATGTTACCTCTGTCAACGCAGCAACAAATATCAATAAACTTTTACAAGTATCAGGTGGCGCAGTCTATACGGACAGTAGGCAGGTTATAGAATTTGATGTGTCCAACAGGCTACAAGTGATTGAAGAAGTTATCAACGAAGCTAGCCACAAAGTTCTAGTGTTTGTACCCTTTACGCATACCATTGAGCTACTGCAAAACCACCTGACTAAAGCGAACATTACCGCAGACATCATCAATGGTGCGGTGTCAGTCAACCGCAGAGCTGCAATCATTAAGAACTTCCAAGAGCAACCCGACCCACGAGTACTTATCATTCAACCTCAAGCGGCATCACATGGGCTAACATTGACTGCTGCTAACGTGGTGATATGGTATGCCCCTGTGACATCTGTTGAGACTTACCTACAAGCTAACGCCCGCATCAACAGACCTGGGCAGAAGAACACGATGACCATCGTACATATTTCAGGCAGTCCAGTCGAGCAACGGCTGTATACGATGCTTAGAAATAATATCGATGTGCACTCGCGTATCGTTGACTTATACGGTCAAGAGCTAAAAGAAACTTGACAAAGTCAATTTAGTAGTTTATAGTTAGCACACAAAACAATCAAAAGGAGAGTAGTATGGATGAAGGCATCCAAGACCTTGTGCCCCCTGAAGAAAAGCAAGCAGTCCCCGTAGACAAACTTGCAAGTGTATACATCAGAATCAGGGACGCTCGCGCAAAGCTAAAGTCTGATTACGAGGCGCAAGATGCCGCGCTTCAAGAACAGATGGATATGCTTGAAGAGCAGTTGCTTGAAGCTTGTAAAGCAATAGGTGCAGATAGCATCCGCACACAAGCCGGTACTGTTATACGCAGTATTAAGAGTCGCTACTGGACTAATGACTGGGACAGTATGTATGACTTTGTACGTAAACATGATGCGTTTGGATTATTAGAACGGCGCATCCACCAAACCAATATGAAGCAATTCGTAGAGGAAAATCCGAATCTGTTGCCGATGGGTCTGAACACCGACAGTCGCTACAGTATTGTTGTCCGTCGTAGTAAGTAACCAAGAGGAACCTATGTCAAACGTTACCGTTTTCCAACAAGATCTACCAGACTTCCTTAAGCATACTGAAGTCGATGAAATGACCAAAGCCCTTGCAGGGGGCACACAAAATCGTCGTATCTCTATCAGAGGTGGGCGCTTCCGTTTAGTTATTAATGGCGAAGAAGTATCTAAGACCGACAAGCCAGAGCTTGATGTAATCATAGCGGCAGGACGTAAAGAGAACTCCCGCATCTTTTATGCTAAAGCCTACAACCCCAAGGAGATCACACCTCCTGATTGTTGGTCAGATGATGGGGTAACTCCTCATGCTAAGGCAGAGAACCGCCAAGCAGATAGCTGCGCTAACTGTCCGCAGAATATAGCGGGGTCTGGTACTAACGGCACTCGTGCTTGCCGCTATCAGAAGCGTTTAGCAGTCGTTCTTGCTAATGACCCAACCAACGGTCTGTTCCAGTTGACACTGCCTTCGCAGTCTATCTTCGCTAAAGGCGATATGGATTCAATGGGCTTTGACCAATATGCTAAATACGTCGCAGGTAATGGCAAGAGCATCAACATGGTCGTGACCCGCATGTCCTTCGACGGCGATAGTGATGTGCCTGTGCTTAAGTTCCGTGCAGTTGGCTACGTAAACCGTGACCAGTATGAAGCAGCCGTAGAGGGTGGCAACTCTCCAGAAGCTCAGCGCATGCTGTCATCTACTGTGGCGCAAGTGGATAACGTGAAGGTACTACCCAAAGCACAAGCTGCACCTGTCCAAGCTGTCGAACCTGAAGAGCCTGTGAAGCGTCCAAGCAAGAAGCTTGAACCTTCTGAGGTAGTTGAGAAGAAGCGCAACCTGTCGGCGGTATTAGACGCTTGGGGCGACGATAACTAAAATGGCTATCGGCTACAGTCAGCAGCTTATCAGGGACAACAAAGCCGCAGACAAACGGAAGATTGGAGTCTTACTTGGTAGGGTGTGCATCAAGCACAACATTTCTGTAGCGGACGCATCAGCGTATTTCGGTGTCAGTAGGCAGACTGTCTACAACTGGTTCAGGGGCACTGAAGTACGCTATATCTACAGAGAGCAGATGAGTCGCTTCATCAATAGTTACCAATGACCGCCAGGAGATCCGTTGTATGTCGGCGCTTGAGTTGTTATCTGCGGTGCATGCACCGGATGGGTGGCGCTGTGTAGTAGGCATTAAGAATAAACATGTCATCAAGAAGTTTGTTGAGACTGCTGAAGAAGTTGTACAGGCAGGGCAGCAACTAGTTGACGATGGATTCGATGCCTATTACGCCTGTGCTACGTTTGAGCAACCAACAACAAGATCGGGGAACAACACTAAAGAGTTCCGTGCTTTATGGCTTGATATAGATTGTGGGGACGATAAGCCGTACATCGATCAACAGCAAGGGGTAGCCGCACTTAAAAACTTTTGTAGGGAAGTCTCGTTACCTAGACCAACACTTGTTAACAGTGGACGTGGCATCCATGCGTATTGGACATTTAAAACTCCAGTGTCGCCTGCGGAATGGCAACCCGCTGCCAACAGGCTGAAGGCTTTATGTGAGGAGGAATTTCTTAGCGCGGACCCTGCGTGTACCGCAGATAAAGCGCGGATCTTGCGTATACCAGATACTAAGAATTTTAAAGATCCTGATTCTCCCCTTGACGTTGAACTGCTATATACAGGCGAGCCAGTAGATTTCTTTGAACTGCGGCAGACGC